GATCCATTCGATTCATCATCACCTTCATATGCAAGTACAACATCATCAGGTATGAGTACTGCAACCGCTGAAGCATTAGGCGATGCTACAACTAATGAGTTCGCTTCAATGTCATTCACAATTGAAAAAGCAACAGTAACAGCTGTTTCCAGAGCGCTCAAAGCAGAGTACTCTTTAGAACTTGCTCAAGACCTTAAAGCAATCCACGGTCTAGATGCAGAATCAGAACTTGCAAACATTCTATCATCTGAAATTCTTTCAGAGATCAACAGAGAAGTTGTAAGAGAAGTAAACCTACAAGCAGAAACAGGTGCTTCAGCCGCTTCAGGTGGTGTTGACACTGCTTCAGCAGGTACTTTCAACTTAGATGTCGATGCTAACGGTAGATGGTCTGTAGAGAAGTTCAAAGGACTATTGTTCCAAATCGAAAGAGAATCAAATGTCATCGCAAGAAGAACAAGAAGAGGTAAAGGTAACTTTATCCTTTGTTCAAGTGATGTAGCATCTGCTCTTTCAATGGCAGGAGTATTAGATTACACACCTGCTTTATCAACTGACTTAAATGTTGATGATACTGGCAACACATTTGCTGGTCTTCTAAACGGAAGAGTTAAAGTGTACATTGACCCATATGCTGGTGTTAACTACATGACAGTTGGTTACAGAGGTTCAAATCCTTATGACGCTGGTTTATTCTATTGCCCATATGTTCCACTACAAATGGTGAGAGCAGTTGGCGAGAATACTTTCCAACCAAAAATTGGTTTCAAAACAAGATACGGAATGATTCCAAATCCATTCGTAACTTCAAACCCATTATCATCTGTTTCAGGTGGTAGAGGTAATAACCAATACTACAGAAAAGTAGCAATCAGCAACATTCTGTAATCGAATCAATAGATTCAAACTAAAAGGGCGCACATGCGCCCTTTTTTTTTAGCCTATATACCTATGACATTAACACACATACACACAGGAGGAATTATGTCACAACCAAAATCTGGCTTTGAGATCAGAGCCGACTTACTCAATCAAGCTCAAGGTCTATTAGAGGGAAACATCTATAGATCAAACGAGGCAATTGTAGAACACAATAACAACTTCCCGAATGATAGAAAACCTTATGGTGACCAATTCGTGTCAACAGAAGAAGTTATTGCAGTTGCAAGACAACTCAATGAGTTTGTAAACGAGAAGTAAACATGTGGGGTCATAAGACCCCATTTACATAAATAGTGGTATGCCAACAGAAACAGCAATCAATAAGTCTATACTCAGTAAGAATAACTTTCGTCTTTTAATAGATAAAGTACCTGCCGTTGAGTACTATGTAAGATCGGTTAATATACCTGGTATGCAGTTCAGTGAAACTGTACAAGCCGCAGGTGTTGGTCTTGATGCATATTTTCCTGGTGACAAGGTAACTTTTGATACATTAGATGTCACATTCTTAGTAGACGAAGATTTAGAAAACTTTAAAGAAATATATGACTGGATGGATGCAATCGTTCCAGTGCATGATCCGTCATCGTACAAGACGCTTACAAGGGGTACATCAACTCAGTCTAAACTGTATCAGAAAGCAGAATCAGACCTTGCACAAATGTCAGATATTACTTTAGTAATCAATACAAACAAAAATATACCTAATAAGTTTTTTAGATTTCATGATGCATTCCCTATAAACTTAGGGGCTATCGAGTTAGAATCTGGTGCAGATTCAGAGGCAGTTATTTGTACAGTATCGTTTAGATTTACTTATTACGAAATAAAAAGCACTTCATAAATACTATTAAATATAGTATAATTATAGTATGAATTTGGATGAAATCAAAGAAATGTGGTCTAAAGATTGTGAGATCGATGATATCGAACTTGACAAATCATCTTTAGAAGTCCCTAAACTACACGCTAAATACTCAGAATTATTAACTGATAGTATTGTTCAATTGCGTAATCTACAACTCAAGAATAAACTTCTTATGAAAGATAAGTGGTTGTGGTTTAATGGTAAATTAGACGAAGCGAGAATCAAAGAACTTGGTTGGCAAGATGACCCTTTCGATGGTCTTAAGATCATGAAGAGTGATATGCAAGTATTCTTTGATGCAGATAAAGACATTATAAAGTTAAAGGCTCAATTAGATTATCATCAAGAAAAAATAGAGTTCATCAAAAGATGTATGGACAATATTACATGGCGCCACCAAACAATAAAGAATACTATAGAATGGCGTAAGTTTATGGCGGGAGCATAATGTTATATCGAAACCCTATTTGGATTTATCCTAATTATTTAAACGAAGAAGAATGTAACATCATAGAAGGTTGTGCATCTAGAATTGATTGGATAGATGGTATGATCGGGCAAAAGAATGCCGATCCTGATGCACCAAAAGATGATCAAGAAACAGGTAATAAGAACGCAAAGATTAGACAATCCGATCTTAAGTGGATGAATCATGAAGTAATGCCATTTGAGATCACTCAAAAGATTGAAATTGGTATTCAGTCTGCTAATCAAGAGGCAGGTTGGAATCTAATATGGGATTATATCGAACCTCATCAATATACAAGATACATTCATAGACCAAACCAATATACACCAGGTGATCATTACACTTGGCATGTAGATCAACATGTAATGCCTACACCAGAGGGCAAATATAGAAAACTATCTTCTACTATACAGTTATCTGATCCAGATGATTACGAAGGTGGTCATTTTGAATACATAGAATTTAACAGTGTGTTTGATAAATTAGGCACATACAATACACAAATAGATGTGGGACCATACAAAAAGAGTATACCTTTTTCAGCGAAATCAAAAGGTACATTGATTGTATTTCCTTCAGATACATATCATCAAGTTACACCTGTTACTAGAGGTGAAAGACGATCTCTAGTGAGTTGGTTTCATGGTCCTAAAGCAGTTTAAATGGAAACAGTTAGAGTCGAGAAAATTAATGAATGTTTCATGCAAGTCCATTGTGACGATGGTCTGGCTAGAGATTTATTTGATTTTTTTAGTTTTAGTGTCCCTAATGCTAAGTTTATGCCTTCTGTTAAAAATAGATATTGGGACGGTAAAGTCAGACTATTCTCAATCAAAACTAAAAGAATATATATCGGCCTCTTACCATATGTTGACGAATTTTGCCGTGAGCGTGGTTACAATTTCGAAGGCATCGCTGATGTCCTTGGTGAAAAAAATAACGAGAGGTTAGGTCCAGAAACAACACCTTGGTTAGAAGATATAGGTTTAACTTTTGAACCAAGAGATTATCAAATAGAAGCATTTAATACTGCCATAAAATATGGTCGTCAACTCTTACTATCTCCAACTGCAAGTGGTAAATCATTAATCATTTATTTACTTGCAAGATACTATGATAAGAAAACTGTTATCATAGTACCTACAACTTCACTAGTCGAACAAATGACAAAAGACTTTATTGAATATGGCTACAAAGAACCTATATGTAAAATATATCATGGTCAAGAAGTGTTCGATGCACCAATTACAGTAACTACATGGCAATCTTTTTCTAAGGCGCCAAAAGAAGTATTAGAATCATTTGATATGGTGATTGGTGACGAAGCACATTTATTTAAAGCACAAACACTCAAAGGTATTCTAGAGAAAATGAAGAATACTGCAATCAGAATAGGCACTACAGGTACACTAGACGGAAGTGAAGTACATAGATTACAACTCGAAGGACTATTCGGGCCTGTAAAGAAAGTTATATCATCAGCAGAACTAATAGAAGAGGGAACTATTGCTGATATCAAGATCGATTGTCTTGTATTGAAACACCCTAAACAACAGAAAATGAAATATCAAGATGAAATGGATTATCTTGTCTCATGTGAAGAGAGAAATAAATTCATTGTCAATCTTGTAAGAAACTTAAAGGGTAATACACTTGTATTATTCCAATATGTTGAAAAACATGGTGTAGTATTGCATGGTATGTTAGATGGTCTTGTAGAGAATCTACATTATGTTTATGGTGGAACTGATACTTCTGATAGAGAAGAGATTCGTGGTATCGTAGAGAAAGCCAAGAATGATGTCATACTAGCGTCATACGGAACTTTTTCAACAGGTATCAATATCAAAAGAATCGATAATATTGTATTTGCAAGTCCGTCTAAATCAAGAATAAGAAATCTACAATCAATTGGTAGAGGTCTTCGTAAGGCGGAAGGCAAAGAATCTATGAGATTATTCGACATTGCAGATGATCTACAATGCGATAATTACACACTTGAACACTTGAAAGAAAGGATAAATATCTATAGTGAAGAGAATTTTCCCTTCGAGTTAAAACAGTTCGACTTATGGCAACAGCAAAAGATTTAATACCACAAAAGTACGAAGTACTTAAAACAAGAACAGGCGCAGAATTAGTTGGCATGACCAGAGATATTGGTGATGCTATCGAGATTACTTTGCCTATGATTTGTCATCTTTCATTGATACCAAATTCTCAAAAAACACAGGTGGTATTTTACCCTTACAGTCCTCTTTCTAAGACAGAAAGAATTAGGATGCCAAAAGATCATGTAGTACATAGAACTCCTATGAATGATCAATTCATACCTCACTATGATAGTGCGAGTTCTACATGGATGGAAATGCTAGACAAAGGCACCATACCATTAGGTACAGATACAGATGTTAGAAAGACTTTAGATGAAAGAATTCGTGAAGCTATGCGAAGACTGACTGCTGATTTAGATATAGATATGATAGAAGAAGAGACTGGCTATTTCAGTAAAGATATAGAGTATGATGAGTTTGACGAATTCGAAGATGCATTGCCACCTTCCGATCCAAAAAAGATACATTAATTTTTTACAAACCATTCTGGTTAGTTTTTTTGCGTTATAAATAATTGCGTATCATATAACTGGTACGAATATTATATTATTAATTTTACTTATTAACGAGGAACCATGACGACAGCGATGATTAGGGTCGCAAAGAGCGTGGTAAGTGAAGTAGAGAACCTAAAAGATATCGAGATTACATCAAACATTCTTGCAGCTATCGAGCTCATTACTATGATTACTTTGCCTTTGCTACTGCCCATAGCAATTATATTGAGTGCATAATGATTAAGAAATTACTCAACAGGAACTTACGAGACGATTGTGAACTCGTGGCTCTTATTGGGATTTTTATGATATCATTATTTGGAATCACTCCAGTATTATAAGTCTTTAATTAGACCTAGGCGTAGTGTTCTTCCCAACCTTTAAAGGAATTTAAAATGAAAAAATTATTTTCAGCAATTTTAATATGTTCATTATCTGTAAGTGCATTTGCAGATTGGAGAATGGATAGATTTGATGTAGATCAAGACGGATTTGTTACTATGGCAGAACTAGAAATGCAAGGTTGTAGAGTTAGACCTGGCTTATTCTTAGCTGCTGACAAAAACAAGGACGAGAAACTATCTAAGAAAGAACTTAGAAAAGCTTCAGAATATATTGTTCGAAGACATTGTCCTAGAAATGAAGCATAAATTTTATTCTTTATTTTTACATCATATGATGATCGCTGGACTCATGTGGGATGGTAATCCTGGAGTCTGGCGTGCCATCAGGCAAATGGATAAATCCAAGGAAATAGAACATGTACGATCAATTCAAAATACCGAATCAGTTAGAGCTGCAGTTGAACAAACCGAGAGACGCTACGCCTCAAGAACAGAAAGACTGGATTAACGGCGAACTAACTTATTGGGTAGAACTAAATAAAAAGGCAATCGTATGGTTGTCATTATTGCAAGTCGCCCTAATAGGGTTTATGCTTGGTACAATGGGTCTAATACAACACTTTATAGGCTCTTGACCCTGGCAACATAGTTATCATATCATGAGATTCTCATTCTCAAAAGGGGTTTTTTAAAAAAATGTCAAAATTCGGTGACTTCATAGCAATGTCTATGACTAAGTTCTTTCGTTTCATAGCAGATACATTCTTTGCAAAGAGATATGGTCATAGAGCAGTTGTTCTAGAAACTATTGCAGGTGTACCAGGTATGGTTGCAGGCATGTGGATTCATTTAAAAAGTCTTCGTAAAATGGAGACTGGTTATGGTCCTAAGATCAGAGAACTATTAGAAGAAGCAGAAAATGAGCGTATGCATCTTATGTTCTTTATTGAAATATCAAAACCTAATATCTTCGAGAGATACTTAGTACTGTTAGCTCAAGGCATATTCTTTAACTTCTATCTCTTAATGTATATCTTCTTTCCTAGAGTCGCTCATAGAATGGTACATTACTTTGAACTAGAGGCAGTAACAAGTTATTCAGAGTATTTAAAACTAGTGAAATCAGGTGAAGTAGAAAACATACTTGCACCAAAACTAGCAATAGAGTATTATGGTATGAAAGAAAATGCAAGACTCTCCGATCTAATAGAGAAAGTGAGAGCAGATGAAATGCATCATAGTGAAGTGAATCTAAAATATAGTAATGAAACTTGAGAAACAATTTTATACAAGTGTATTCACAAAAAATTTCGGCGACTCGAACAAAGAACTCAATCAAAGACTAATTAAAGACATCGACCATGAAATGTCGATTAATAAAACTGAGTTGAGAAGTTTTTCACATAACGAATGTGCATGGCAATCAGATACTAAGTTAAATAAAAAATACGATAGTTTCAAAGAACTTGGTGATCTGATCAAAGAGTGTTCACATTTATCCATGATCATGGCGTGGGCTAATGTGATCTTTAGACCAGGTGGGTTTTCTATACCACATACTCATGGAGAGAAACCTAACTACACAGGTGTCTATTTTCCTCATAGTCTAGACGATGAATATGATGATACGGTCATAAGTACTAAATGGAATCAAGACGAAGGTACTTTAGTTTTACTTGATAAAACTTCTGTAAATAGAGTTCGAGTTATAAAACCTAGAGAATCATTACTAGTACTTTTCCCTTGTTCTCAACCACATATGGTCGCACCTATGGTTAGTAATAAGAAAAGATACTCAATCTCTTTTCAATTATACAATAAGATAAATACCTGAAAAAGCACTTACAAAATCAAAGGTTTTAGTGTAATATCCATACATGGCAGATAAAAAACAAAATCAGCATTATGTAAACAACAAAGAATTTACAGAAGCGGTCGCCGAGCATAACGAAGCAGTTAAACTCGCCGAATCTAAAGGCAAAACGCCACCAAAGATGTCGAACTACATAGGCGAGTGTATCTACAAGATCGCTACAAGACTATCTACTCGACCCAACTTCATCAACTATACCTATAGGGATGAAATGATTTGCGATGCAATCGAGAATTGTATCCAATATATCGGCAACTTCAACAGAGAAAAATCAAATAACGCTTTCGCATATGTAACACAAATCTGTTACTATGCCTTTTTAAGAAGAATTCAAAAAGAGAAGAAGCAAGTCTTTATCAAACAACAAGTATTATCAGAAACAGGGATATCAGAGGCAGCTTTTGATACTATAGATGGTGATACTAGTGGTATGGTAAACTCGAATGTTGAGTGGCTACAAGACAATTACAATCCAGTTAATTACGAACCAAGGAAGTCAAAGAAGGCAAGAAAAACAGACGATAAAGGTCTAGAAAAATTTACTAAATGAAAATAGCTATATTGAATGATACCCATGCAGGTGTCCGTGGTGATATGCAGGCAATGTCTGATTATCAAGGCAGATTTTATAATGAAGTATTCTTTCCATATCTAGATGAACATGATATCAAACATATCATCCATTTAGGAGATTACTTTGATAGAAGAAAGTATGTAAACTTCTCTTCACTCAAAGCAAACAAACAACACTTCATAGAACCTATGTTAGAACGAGGCATTACAATGGACCTCATTCTAGGTAATCATGATGTATATTATAAATCTACGAACTCAGTAAACAGTCCTGAACTTCTTTTATTTGAAGATAGTGTTAATATTATTTACGAACCTGTAGTAAAAGAATACGATGGTTTTAATATTGCACTTGTACCATGGATCAATCAAGAAAATTATGCTGACAGTGTAGACTTTTTACTCAGTGCAAATGCTAGTGTTTGTATGGGTCACTTTGAAATCGAAGGTGCATTGATGATGCCTGGTGCCGTGTGTTCTCATGGTCTAGACATTAGTTACCTTAAGAGATTTGAGAAAGTTTACAGTGGTCACTTTCATAGTAAATCAGAAGTCAAGAATTGCAGATATCTAGGATCACAAATGCAATTCACATGGTCAGATTATGGTGATGAAAAGTATTTTCATATCTTTGATACTGCAACAACAGAGATCAGTCCTATCCATAATCCAATAAAAATGTTCGAAAAGATTATGTATGATGATACAGAAGAATCATTCGAATCAATCTCTAACCAAGATTACACCAAATACGAAAACAAATTCGTAAAAGTAATCGTAGTCAATAAAGATAATCCATATTGGTTTGATGCAATGTTAGACAAATTGCACAAAGCAAATCCACTACATCTATCAGTAGTAGATGATCATAAACATATGGACTTATTATCAGACGAAGAAATGGAAGGTGTCGAAGATACATTAACGATACTCCATAAGTATGTCGAAAACTTAGAAGTACAAGGTGATAAAAACCAACTATCAAATTTAGTCACTTCATTGTATAATGAAGCTCTGGACGAACATAATTATCTATGATAACATTTAAAACTGTCAAATGGAAGAACTTACTTTCATCTGGCAACAAGTTTACTACTATTGAACTCAATCGTTCATCTACAACTTTAATTGTGGGTGATAATGGTGCAGGTAAATCTACTTTACTTGATGCACTTTGTTTTGGTTTATATGGTAAAGGATTCAGAAATCTCAAAAAAGACCTATTGATCAACTCAATCAACATGAAAGATTTAATTGTTGAAGTAGAGTTTGATGTAGGTAATAAATCTTACAAAGTCATTCGTGGTGCCAAACCTAATAAGTTTGAATTATATCTTGGTAAAACATTAGTTAATCAAGATGCAACCATGAGAGACTATCAAGACCACTTAGAAAAGAACATACTCAAGATGAGCCATCGTTCCTTTACTCAAGTGGCAATTCTAGGGTCTGCTAACTTCACTCCTTTTATGCAACTTCGTGCTAGAGATAGAAGAAAGTTAGTTGAAGACTTACTAGACATATCAATCTTTTCGACTATGAAAGACATACTCAGAAAAAAGATTGCGAATCATAATGTAGAAGTGAAAGAAACTGGTCATGAAATTGATCTCTTAGAAGAGAGAATCAATGGTCTTAATGAACAGCTATCGGCTCTTCAAAAGAATCGTGATGAACAAGTATCTAAGTATGAAAAAACCGTGAAAGAAACAGAAGATAACATTCAATCTTTAATGGGGAATATAGATGAAAAGACGGAAAATGTGGTGGCGCTCGAATCCACCATCAAGAATCAAGATTCTACACAGGATAAACTCAAACAAGTTGTTGAGTTGGAGAAACAACTCGAAACTGCTAGAAAGAAAGCAATTGCAGATATTGAATTCTACGAAGACCACGACAACTGCCCGACATGTAAACAGGACTTAGATCATGAACACAAAGAGAAGTGCATTAAGGAGAAACAGGATAAAGTTACAGAGATCAAGACGGCGCTGTCAACTCTTGACCAACAAGTCAAAGAACTCAACGATGAACTCCAAAGAATCATCGGAGTTAGTGAACAAATAACAGAGATTCAAAGAGAGATTGGTCTTGCACAAACAGAAGTGACATCGAACCAGAAATATATACACAAACTCAATGGTCAAATAGAAGAACTTAAGAAGAATATATCTGGTGATGATGGTGTCCAAGATCGCTTAACAACCAGTGAAGAGACGCTATCTACCCTCTTAAGTAAGAAAGAAGATTTAACGAACAGAAGTCATTACTTCGAAATCGCCACATTGTTGCTTAGGGACGAAGGGATTAAGTCCAAGATCATAAAACAGTATGTTCCTATAATGAATAAACTGATCAATAAGTATCTTGCCAATCTAGAATTCTATGTTGGTTTTGAACTCGATGAGAACTTCGAAGAGACAATTAAGTCTAGATTCCGTGATGTATTTAAGTATGACAACTTCTCTCAAGGTGAGAAGATGAGAGTTGATCTTGCATTGCTATTTACATGGAGAGCAGTTGCAAGAATGAAGAACTCAGTGAACACTAACTTATTGATATTAGATGAAGTTTTCGATTCTTCATTAGACAACCAAGGTACAGAAGACTTTTTAAGGCTATTAAACACATTGACAGAAAAGACAAATGCATTTATTATATCCCATAAAGGAGATCAACTGTACGATAAGTTTGAAGAAGTAATAAGATTTGAGAAACATAAGAACTTCAGCCGTATTGCAGTTACATAAATAATATACTATGTTAGAATTAATTGAAGAAGCATCAAAGGTCTTAAGAACTCCACCGCCAGAGTTTGACTTTGAGAATCCTAAAGAAGACCCTAAAACTATTGTCGAGAATATGGCAGAGGCAATGGAAAAGTATGGTGGTTTAGGTCTATCTGCTAATCAAGTAGGTTTGCCATACAAAATGTTTGTCATGAAAACTGCTGACAAAGGTATAGTAGGTTTCTTCAATCCAAAAATCACTAGAGTTTCTCAAGAAACAGATAACTTAAAAGAAGGTTGTCTATCGTTTCCTGATATCTATCTCATGATCAAGAGATCAAAAACAATTGAATTAGAATATCAAGACGAACAAGGTGAATCACATACCCTAGTATTAGAAGGTATGGCTGCTAGATGTGTACAACATGAATGTGACCATTTGAATGGTATCTTATTCTTGCAAAGAGCATCTAGATTAAAATTAGAAAGAGCTCTAAAAGCAAGACCAAAAGAGCGAAAGAAAAGAATAGAATATGAACAACGAATGGCACTTGCACGATACTTCGCTGAGCAAAGAGAAAATAGTGACGAATCTGGAGGAACTGGAGACGAAGGAAACACCGAAGTCGAAGTCAGTTCTACCTCCGAAGATGATTCACGAGTTGCTAACGCCTGAAGAGTGCAACGAATTAATACAGTTTTTTAGAGAACACCCACATTTAAAAGGTGTAGGAGACGGATCAGATTATACTGGTATTCGTTTCATGCACATTCATAATCAATACATTCGTGATATGATTTTTAGGGTGATCTATCATTTAGTGGGCGAAATCAGATTATTGAGTGATCAAGTTGTATGGCCTGAAATGATATCTCTCAATGAATGGCCAATAGGTGGTGTTCAAGAACCACATCTAGACACATATTCAAATCAAGAACAAGCCGCAGGTACAGAATCTAATTATCCTGCAAGACAATGGACCACAATATTATATCTCAATGATAATTATAGAGGTGGTCGAACTTATGTACCAGACGATCAGGTTTATGAACCTGTAACAGGTGCTGGTCTCCTATTCCAAGGCATTTATATCTGGCATGGTGTAGAGAAAGTTAGAAGATACCCAAGATATACAATATCACTTTGGTTCTCAGAAGAACCGTCAAAACAAATGCCACAGTTCCCTGTGGACGATCTCAATCTAAACGAAGACACAATCAAGCTAATCTAAAGCTTGACAATGACCCCCAACTTATAGTATCCTTTCCTAGAATAGAGAAGGAGATATTATGAGTAATTTAGTAAATGATGCAATACTAGACAACATCGCTGATGATGTATTCGAAATATTCGATGCAAAAGGCGTATGGGGTGTTATCGATGCGATAGCAGACGAATTTGGTAATGAGAATGTACCCTACAGTAAAGACGATGATGAAATGTGCGAGGCACTTATCAATTTGAGATTTGAGGCATTACCTGACGGCCCTTGCTAAACTAATGCTTGACAATGACCTTGGTTTTATTGTAGGATGGTTACATGATGAATGAGAACTTAAAAACACAAAAATCGAATCTTGCGAAGTTAATGGCTTCTGAGAACATTACTGTTCAACACAAAAAGATTCCTACTGCATACTTTGATGTCAAGAATAGAATCTTGGCATGTCCTACTTTCAAAGATGATATTTCACCAGAACTTTATGATCTGTTCATGGGTCATGAAGTTGGTCATGCATTACACACTCCTTATGAAGGTTTACACTCTACTCTTAAAGAGAATAGAACTCTTAAGGGGTATCTTAATGTTGTCGAAGATGTCAGAATCGAAAGAAAAATCAGAGAGAAGTTTACTGGTCTAAGAAAGTCTTTCTTTAGAGCATACAATGAATTGATGCAAAAAGATTTCTTTGGTATTAAAGGTAGAGACCTTCAATCACTTTCTTTGATCGACAAGATCAATCTGATCACAAAATGCGGATCAAGAGTTGAGATCAAGTTAACAGATGAAGAAAAAGTTTTCTTAGAAGCTGCTGAGAGTTGTGAGACTTGGGATGATGTTGTTCAAGTTGCTACTGCAATCTACGAGTGGTCAAAAGAAAACGAAGTCAGAGACGAACTAGACAAAGCAATTACAAATGTTCATGTTGATGGTGAAGACGAAGACGAAGATGATTACGAAGATGAAGGTAATTATCCAGACTGGACTAATGACGATGATGAAGAAGAGTCTGAAGAAGAAGAGACAGACGGAGAATCTACTGAAGACAGTCTACCAGAATTAGACGATGAAGAAGCCGAAGATACTGAAGAAACAGAGAAGGCAACTGGTGATAAAGGTGGTCAAGGCGGTTCTTATGATCCAGAAGATGGTGCAAAAGAAGCTCTGACAGAACACTTTGCACATAACAATGAAGATCAATTCATTGATGAAAATGCTGTGATCAAAACTTATACAGAGATCAAAGATTTTGAAGCTCTTGCAGATAATCTTGTTTACTCTTACAAAAATGTTATCAAAGACTGGCAGAAATTCATAAGTGATCCTGTCACTACAGAAAACGGTGATTACTACAAAGAGAAAAAAGAACAACAAGTTAGACTTGTTGATAAGATTAGTCCAAAACTTAGAAACTATTTCAAAAACAAAAACAAATCTATTGTTGCCCACATGGCAAAAGAATTTGAAATGAGACAAACTGCTCAGAGAGCAATCAAAGCTCAGATCGCAAAGTCTGGTGAACTTGATATGAACAGACTTGCTAAGTATCAGATTGTTGATGATGTATTCAAAAGAGTCACTTATGTACCAGAGGGCAAGAACCACGGTGTTACAGTTCTTATCGACTGGTCTGGTTCTATTTCTGCTGAGATCAAAGACATTCTAGAACAAGCAATGATTCTTGCAGAGTTCTGTAGAAAAGTCCAGATACCATTCAGAATCTATCTGTTCTCAGATGCGGCTCCTACTTCAGGTGATAATTACTGGAGAGGTGAACCTAAGTTGATTGAGATTTTCTCTAACGAAATGTCAAGCAGAGACTTTCAGTTCGCTCTGACTATCGTTCAACTCTTATACTTCAACTTCATGTACAGAAAATATACATGGAATGTACCGAAAAAAGTAGAAGAAATGATTGAAGAAATGTCAGGTATGTCATTGTATGATCTTGAATACAACTACATGTATGACTTTGGTCCTTCAGGTTATGATCTTGGCGGTACTCCACTTGATCACTCAATTATCGGTTTGAGAAAGTTACTTCCGATCTTCAATAAGAAATACATGGTCGAGAAGTCAATTCTTACGGTGATCACCGATGGTTTCTCTCACGGTTGTGACAAGATATCTCAAACAGATGTTGAGAGAGAACAAATGAATGAACAAATGTCAGAGAATGAAGACAACTGGAGAATCAAACAAGACAGATATCTACTTGACCCATACAGCAAGAAGCCATATCTTCTCGCAAGTAACAAGGGTTACTACGACAGAAACGAGTTTCAAACAACTCAGAATCTACTAGACTGGATATCCAAAACCACAGGCGTCACCGTCACAGGTTACTTTGTCTTTTCCAAGAAGTCAGAATTCAGAAACACCATGTACTACATTTTGAAAGATACTTATTCTTTCGACTTCGATGCAACATGGAGAAAAATTAGAAAAGAAGGTCACATCGTTGACTGTCACGGCTATAACAAGATGTTCTTAACATCTGCTACTGGTCTGGCCGCTTCAAGTGATGATACACTTTCAGACGAACTTAAAGATGCCAAGAAATCAAGAATCATGGCCGCATTTAAGAAAAACCAAAGAGGCAAAAAGACTTCTAGGTTCTTAACAAACGAATTCATTAAGGAGATAGCATAATGGAGAGAATCAATACTATGAATATTGACAAGTTCGCAGAGGCAATCGCATTTATCGGTGAAGGCCCTTGCACAAAGTTCGAGTGTTCAAGGCAATCAGAATGTGCTGATGAACAAGTTGAATGTAAAGCGTTTAGATATTGGGTCAACAATGACTCGTATGATACGATGAGAAAAGGTAAAAAGACATCGATTGATATCGATCTCGGGAGATTGTTGAAACCAATTGAGTAAATTTACGCTTGACAATGACCCTACTTTTATAGTAGGATGGAATCAAATGATGAGATTAACTATGGAGGCTATATGACAGATACTATTTCGTTATCAAATGGCAAGAACTTCAGGTTGTCACCAGACAAACTAGAGTTCATTGCTACCGTAAAGTCTACTTTTGGTGAACAGGCAGTTCTCTCAAAAGAAGATTTATCTAAACTTGACTATGTACCTTATTGGGTCAAGTCAAAGAAATATCCATTTACCAACTCAGACAAGACATCTTTTGACTTGTCACCGTTGTTAAATGTTTCAACACCTATTCAACCTAAGGCGATTATACCACAATCTGCCCCAAGTCAGAATATGCCAGTTGCGGCTCAGACTGAGTCGATCAACATAATCGAAGACAATGTTAAAATTGTTCCTGAGAAGATGTCAAACTATGTTCCGTTTGGTCACTTCAAAGATGTGAAGAACATTATCAAGTCTAAGATTTTCTTCCCTGTTTTCGTGACAGGTCTTTCTGGTAACGGTAAGACTTTAATGATCGAACAGGTTTGTGCTCAACTCAAAAGAGAGTTGTTCAGAGTTAACATTACAATCGAGACCGATGAAGATGATCTAATGGGTGGTCACACTCTTCAAAATGGTAACATTACTTTCAGA